AAACTATCTTATCATTTACTTGATAATTATTTCCACCAGTTAAGATTCCAATATTATCAATGCTTCCTTTAGAAGAAGAATTGATATTAATAGTTTGTTGCTTTAACTTATTTGGTTGGAATATAAAATCATAATAGGCATTATTTTTATCTAAATTATATGGTGTTGTATTTCTAAAATATTGCGAAGAATTTAAATCATAATCGGTTTGATTTGATGATAATTTGTAATTGAATGGATTTGGTTTTGATTTAAAAGTATTTCCAACAAAATATGGAAAAACTGGTGATCTATACTTGTTGAAAGGTCCGCTATTTTCAATTCCTGACGGATTAATCGTGGCAAAATATGCATAAACTCCATTTGGATAATCTGGTGTAATACAAAAACGACCATTATGTTCATCAAGGTCTCCAGAATTTGTAAATTCATAATCTTCTACAAAGAATCCTTGTGGAAATGGTGGTCTATTTGATTTTAAAACTGGAGAATATCCAGATCTCATTGCTTTAACAATACCGCCGGTTTTTGAAGAAAACCCATATGGTCCGTAAATTGGATTTCCATCATAGGCCCATCCAATAATTGGAGAATGATAACTTGAAGAAACCTCCTCACCATTTACTTTTTGTAAATCAAAAATTCCATACTTCACAAGATTATCTTGATCTTTGCTGTAGATAGATTCTCTTAATTTTCTTGGAGCATATAAATGTGTATACTGAATGCCATAATCACTATTCAAAGATTCTTCTAAAATTCCATCATCCTCAGAAATTGTATCAAAATATTTTTGAAATAAATTAACACTCCATGTTTGTATATCTGCACTAAACTTAGCATCACTTCCACTAGTAACTACTTCAACACGAGTAGTATCACTATATCCAGTGCCAGGACTATCAACTCTTATTGATGCTATTCTTCCGCTTTCGAGAATCGGAACTAGTTTTGCATAGTTTCCATCACCATAAATTATTAGATTCGGAGGAGAATTATAACCACTTCCAGGATTTGTAACCAGTACTTCTACAATTCTTCCATTATTCGTAATTGGAAGGAGTTCCGCACCAGATCCACTAGAAAGAGTAAAAGTAGGTTGCCTATTATAGTTTAATATTTCGGATGATCCATATCCTATTCCAGAATCAATAATTTGAACGGATTCAACAGATCCTCTAAAAATTGGTTGAATTTGTGCATTAAAATTCTGACCAGAGAATGTTGTAACACCAATTTCACCCAATATAGAAACCGATATTGGTTCATAATTAAAATGATGTGTTCCAGAACCTAACTGAGATGATGTGAAATCAATGTATTGCTTTGTTTCATAATAAAACAGTTTAGCAGTAGTTCCTATACCAACACTAGAGATTTTAAAATTATTATCATCGACTTTGGTAATTACATATGGTGTATTTGAACTTAATCCGGATATTGGCAACTGACTAAAAGAATATTCAACAACATCACCAGATTTATAATGATGATCTTTTATGTAAATCTGATTTGTTGATGTATTGATACCAGAAGTTCCAATAAACTTCTTTTTATTCTCATAATTAATACCAAAATCTTCAACAACAATATTTGAAACAATTTGCTTTTTGTCAAAAGATTGTAATTTATGAATACCTATACCAAAAGATGTCAATGATACTGTGTTTAGACCAGAAATTACATCAGATCCTGTTAAATATAACTTAATTGTATGTGCATCAATAGTTTCAACAAAGTATTGAGAATCTGCTGTAAGACCAGAAACTGCCGTTTGACCTTCTGTTTTATAAATTATTCTTTCAGTATTTCTAAATTTGTGGTATGTAGAAAATCCAATAGTGTTATTTGATAAATCTACTTGTGCAAATATAGATTCTGCATTGAATTCTACAAAATGATCGACAAATTTTGTATTGACAGAAGCCTTGGCTCCAATTCCATTTCCACCAGAAATATTAATAGTCGGTTTGGAGACATAATCAAATCCAGAATCAATAATATCAATTCTCTCCAAAGAACCTTTAATTGCACAAATTCCAGATGCATTGGTGCCATTTTCATCATTTATGGTAAAAACTGGTGGATTTATGATGTCGTATCCATCACCTTTTGCCACAATATTAATCGATTGTATTTCTCCGTAATAAATTGTATCACTAGATTTGTAATTCAAAATTTCTACGCCGTTAACAAGCATACCAGTTCTTCCTGGCTCGGTCACATAATTTCCACTTTCATTATCTGGTAGTTTAAATTCTCTAAGTAATTTTTGATGTTCTAAATTTTTATTGTAAAAATTTACATATTGTAGAGTATTTGCAGTTACAGTACCAGAAACTGATATGTAATTTTCATTATAAAGATCTGCTTGACTTGTAGAAAGTTTAAATTGTGTAGGATTCAATCTTTTGATATAAAAAACTCCAGGATTTATTCCATCAAGTTTACTAACTTCAATACTCGTAAATTCATCATTTTCTTGAATAACTTCATAGTCACTATAGTAAACAGCATCTCCTGTATAATAACCATGATCAGATATATTGGATATAGTAAAAGTATCTCCAGAATACTCTCCATCCAATACAATCTTCCTATCATAAAAATTTAAAGGTTGGTCATAATACTTCGGAAGTGAAGATGACGCAACTAAAACATCTTGATTAAATTTAACATAAGTATTCTGAACATTTGAAAAATAATTTTGAATATATGAATAATCAAATAGAAATGGACTTATTTCTGGTTTTAAAATTTTTCTTTGTATAGTATAAAAAACGGAATTTAGTTCTCCTTGACCTCTTATTGAAAAAGTATATGGATCTATTACATCGACAATAGAAGTCTCTTTTGAAGTGGAATCTTTGATAATAGCAGCATCACCAACTCTAAAATTATTTTCTGCATAAGTTGTAATTTTATAAGTAAAATCGGAAGAATCTATTAACTGAATCTTACTTATATCAAATGATGATGCAATATTATACAACCAACTATCTACTCTTGGTCCGGAAGTTGTGATTCCAAGAGATTTTATTGTCGCAGTATCATCTTTAGAGTAATAGTAAGTATCGTCATAAACTAATGGTTCAGAAAGAACCGATCCAATTCTAACATCAACTCTAGTTGTAGTACCAATACCAACATAACCATAAGCATAAACATTTAATCTAATGTCTTCCGTGGAACTGATTGTTTCATTTACATTAGAAACATCTAAAAATTGATTTATTGTTTTTGATGTATATGTTACGATTCCAGTATTTCCAGAAGAATATGTTACAAATAACTCACCAGATTCTGGAAAACCAATCGTAGAATCTACATCAAAAATAGAAGTTCCTGCAGAAACATTGTTAATGATTTTTGTTTTTGGATGCTCTGAAAAATCACCAAAAAGACTTCCTCTTAAAGTAATGTCCTTTGAATAATCAAAATCTAAACTTAGTTTATAATATTCTTTTCCGTCATAAAAGATTTTTTCAACATTAGTAATTGATCCATAAGATCCTTTTATTCCATAATTTGAATATTCGTCCTGGAATAAAGTTTGATTTAATAAATCAAGTGGATTTCCAGAAATCGGTTCTACAACCAAATCTCTTGTGACTCTATACTGAGAGTCTGATGGCCTAAAAAGAAAATCTTTAGGATTAATAACTTCTACCTTTTCTCCATATAAAGCACCAAAAAGAATTCTAAATGCTTCATCAGTTCCTTTTGTCTGGTAAAAATCTTTTGCTCTAGATATAAATAATCTTTCATTTATATCACTATCAAAATCTCTATCCTCAAACCCTGGAGTAAGTTGATATTTTATTTTTCTTAAAAATTCTGAAAATAATAATGAACTTAAATTTATAATCCGTGCCCCAGATTTGTGCTCATCAACTTCAGAACTAGAGAAAGTTAGTTTATCTGTTGAATTTAAGTTTGTATATGAAGTAACTCCACTAAAACCTCTAATACATCCATCAAAAGATTGATTCGTCTTAGATGTATATAAGATTATTTCATTATCAATTTGAATTAATCCATATCTTTCTGGAAATTGATAAGTACCAAAAATATTGTTTTCCGAATCAAAAACAACATTAATTGTAGTATCTGTAAAAGATATATCTGATGCAAGTTCAGTACTGTCTGAATTATTAGTTAGTGATTCTAACTTTAAATATTGATCTATGTTTTGTATTATATCAACAGATGCTCCAGGATATTCCTGAGAAATATAGTATTGCTTTAAAAAGTCAGCAATAAGCGGAAAATCATCTCTTACAAAAGAAGGAAGTTGATTTTCGACAATGTTTTGAATTTGAACTCTTTGAGAATCTGTTGATATCATCTTGTCCTATTATCTTACAAAAGATCCGTTTGTGTAACTTGAAGAAACTATGTAATTGCTTCCGGTAACATCATTACCAGAAGCAATATTGTCTTGTTTTGCACTAATGGTTGTATTATTTACATCTAATTGAAGATATAAATCTTGAAGACCTATTACATCATTTGAATATGGAGAAGCCGAAATTTCAACTAAAGGAAACTGTCTATTAATAGATGATGATGTAATGTTAATAGGAGATAACTTTATTTCTCCTTTTATATAATCAATTGTCCCTATAGATCTTCTAACAATCACTGGTTCAGTTGGCGAATTTAAACGGAATAAAAATATACTTCCGGTTTTTTTATCCGAATTTGGTATATCAGAAAGATATACCGTTCCAATAATTCCACTTACATTAAATCCAGAAGATTTAATGTTGTATCCTTCTTCACATTCAACATAAAATCGATTACCAAAACAAATTTCGTATTCTGCAAAACTATTTAACACTGCTCTCAGATCTCGTCTCATAACAATTGTTGTAATATTAGATGTGATTGCATTATCGCTATCATCTATCATTTTTAAGAATTTACTATATTTAAATCTTGCACCAAACTTATTAATCTCAGTTGAATTTGAATACCTTTCTATATTTGATGTAACAATACTTATAATTGAATTTGCTGACTTTGCTAGATTAGTATTATAGTAAACATTAATATTTGGTTCAATATACAAATATTTTAAATCAATAATTTCAGAAACAATTCCAGAAACGGAATATTGCTTCAATTCTCTATTAATATTATCTTTAATTAAATTTGAAAGATAAGATCCGTTTGTTGGTTTAATACTAATAAATACTTTTCCATATTGTGGTGGAGTAAGATCTTCTCCACCAAAAGCAGATACAGATTCTGTTTCTGGATATATGTTTGGAATAATAGATTCATAATCACTTGCTGTTACTGCTCTATTCTGAGAAGCATAGATTCTTGTTGAATATTTTTTAACAGACTCAATTGATTCAATATTACTTCCAGCAAAGGAAGATTGATTTGTAGTGATAAGAGAAATTCCAGAAGATACTGAAATAGATTCTCTTAACGAAGTAAGTTTCCCAATAAAATTAAATCTTGAAATATTATTTGCATCTTCTCCATTGGTTACTAAGTAAGAAACTTCAATATAATTTGAAGATTCTAATTTTTTACCAAATATTCCGTCACCAAAAATTAATTCATATCTTTCATTTTCAATCTCTTGAATAAAGAAAACAGGAGACTCTGATGTAACATCAAATAAACTATCTGATAATTTATATTTTCGACTAATAGTTGAAAGTTCAGTCGGTTTTACAATGACTCTAATCGTTGAAACATCGATGTCAGAGTTTGATAAAATAAATCTTTGTTTTGTGTCAAAAGAATCTACTGTAAAATTTGTAGTAACATAAGTTCCTTCATAAACATCAATGTCCTCAAATGATGCAATGTTATTAACTACCGGTACTGTTTTATCCTCTAAGATTGAAAAAGTATAATTTTCTACACCAAAAGCAACCGAAGAACATACAACTCCTTTGTTTAAAGTAATTGCTTCTGGTTGAGATGTATAATTTGAAGTATCGACAAAAAACGATATATTTGCTCTTGAAGACTTTTTGGATCTAGGAACATATCCAATATTTCTTGCAAGTGATACAACATTCTCTCTTAGTGTTGCACTATCAATGAACACTTCATTTGACACCATATTGGCATTATATGAAGTGATGTAAGTATTATATGCAAGTATGTCAATAATCACAGAAAGATTAGATCCTTCAAAATCATAGTCTGTGAAATTTGAATTAGACCTAAGATAGTCTTTGATAGATGTTTTAATCTGGTCAAAATCCAGATTTGCAAAATTAACTAATGGCATTATCGTGTTGGTTGTAATGCGAAGGATAATTGCTGTGGTTCTGCATCAATTCCTACAATAAAATATCTAACTACTGCATTGAGTTCACCACTATCATAATCAGGTGTTACTTCAACAGATATTAATTCAACTCTTGGCTCATAATTATTGATTACATTCTCAATTTCACTTCTTACTGATGATGCTGTAATATCATCAAGGTTCTCAAATAATAAATTATTTACTCTAGAACCTAAATTACTATCAAAAAATCTTTCGCCTCGATTAGTAAGTACTAAATTACGAAGAGAGCGGGCAATTGCAGTCTCATTTTTAACAGTAATAAGGTCATATGACAAGGGATTAATTTGAAAAGACATGCTTATGTCCTTAAATCCCTTACTAACACGCTCTACAGGCATTGAATATGCGAATTCTACCTTATTTATTCACTAAAATATAGTAATTTCTAAAGTATTTTCTCTTTCTTTTGATGTTTTCCAAAAATATTCGTCCTCATTTCCCATGCCAAGTCGCTCATATCCATTTTCAACAGAGTAATACTGTGTTGAAACCTTAAAATCTGGTTTTTTAGGTTCTTTTGGTGTCAAACTATTATCATATATCCTCATTCGATTGTTTGGATATAGTGCAAATTGACCATTAGTTAACTCAATTAAGTTATGTGACTTATGTTCGGCTGGATTTTCACTCGTTGCATAGTCAATTGCATCAGGATCTTGATGATAATTATCTAAAGTGCATACATATGTACCTCTTTGAGTGCCAAAATCGCGTGTATACACCTCATAATCCATACTTCCAATGAATTGTTTTTGTACAGCAACAACTCCATAGTCCATACAATTCCAGAATTGGAGGTTAGGTAGGTCTAAGTCAGGAGAAGGCGTCTCCGGGCGACTACAGAAGGCACTGACAGGCAATTTGTCATACATTGCTGCATACTCTGGTAGATAAGTTTCAAAATAAAAAGCACGACCAGGCATTGATTTTGCACTGACCCAAACTCCTTTTACAAATTCGCCATGTCCACTTTGGTGATCCGTTAAATATTCTTTTCTTACCCATACTTCCTGCGAAGGTAAGTTGCAAATCAGACAAGGCATAAAGAAACCTAAACTCTTAGTACTACTTATAAAAAAAGAGGATACCGAAGTATCCTCTCAATTCATCCTTTTCCTTGCCCTCGATAGGCTTTCTTTTTACCATTACGAGATGTTGCCGAGAGAAGCGTTCTAGACGAGCGGCCTTGCCGGGTCTTCTTCGGATTTCCGGCTTGGAAAACATTATTCTTCAGTGCCATAAGTCATTTCCTCTACTTCAATAAAATCTGGGTGAATATCTTCACCATTATAAAACCTCTCTGAGAGGTCTTGAAGAACCTCTGTACAGTCTTCTGCAGAGAGGTCCTTATAAATCTTCCGTCCTTTATATTTAATGCAATATTTTTGCACAGTCATCAGATAATACGAGTCTTTTCGTGACCAACGCGAATGCGAGGATCACACCAAATCTCAAATCCCTGTTCTTTTGCATCAAGACAGAATGAAACATCTTCACCACACATATCTTGAACATTACCACTTTCAAAGACTTGCATCTTAGGTGCAAACCAAGGGTATTCAAGATTTTCAAAGACACCTTTCTTAATCAGTACCCAACCAAAACCTGTATAATCTACAGTGAAAGGTTTTTTACGCTTTGTAATTGAATCAACAGTTTCATGATTCATCACTCCACCATTTTTACGGAAGTCATCTTCTTCTAACCAATGTGCGACAGAAGTTGTGCGTCCATCTTCAGTAGCATACCAACCTGAGACAATCTCTTTTTCTGTACCATCTTCTGCGATAGCCATATCACAAAGTTGCCAGAACTTTTCAGTATTGAATACAATATCACTATCAATCCAAAGTTGATAATCATATTCAAGTTTACCATCCCATGGAATTTGCTTTGGTCCACGGAGTACATTTGCACCAAGACATTTGCATCGTGCAAAATTAACCATTGAAGAGTAATCTTGTGAGATTTGAATACTCATTCCATTTTGTACAAGATCAAAACAAAGTTGTACAAAATTCTTTAGAAAAATAAAAGAGCATCCTCGACCAGGAAGGCAAAAGACAATGCTCTTACCTTTCATACGCTCTTTGATTGCATTAATATCCCATTCTTCCGCTGCTTCTTTTTTGGGAGGAACAGTCTTTACAGAGAATCCTTTAGCCATAAGTTTTAAGTAACTTCAGTATCAGTTTAACAGTTTATATGTACCTTGTCAATATGAAGGACCACCCATAGGTCCATTCTTATTTTCTACTAAGAGTGTTAATTCCTCATATGACAAATCCTCACTAGTATAATCAGTTTTCATTAAACCAACCATACTATTGAGTTGTTTCCAAGTATTCTTAAATTCTTCCTCTCTTAATGAGTGAAATAAACACCTATCCTTTGCATATATGTGATATACCTTTTCCATATGAAAAATTTCTCCGGAATTTTTTTTCTGTAATGTCAATTCATTACTGCATTATATATCAAGATGAATAAAAATCCAAGTGTGGTAAACATCACTCGACTTACTTGCTTTGGATATCGTATTAACCAACCAGCAAATACAACTCTCCAAAAGTTCCAATATGGTCCTTGATGGCGCGTTCTTTTTATACCTCTCATACCTTCCGGAAAAATTTTTTATACCTGATATTGATCGGTCGATTTGTCACCTCTGTAGGTTAAGGTAGTTAGGCGTTTTTATATACGCATCGCCGCCTCGACGATATCAACCACAACCGCAAAACACTGTCATCACGGTGTTATATAAGTCTAGCAAAAACGGAGAGAACTGTCAAGAACTCTCCGTGAGTAAGTATCAATCAGAACAGAAGATCTGCAATCTCATTGATAGTTTGTTCTGACTGAATATCCTCTGCGATAACATTCAGAATCTCAAGAATTTCAGAACCAGTGTTACCTTGACGGAGCATACCAAGAGCAATAGACTTGGACATAATAAAGAAGAAAAGTGAAGTAAACTGTGAGTACCTAGTTTATACTCTTATGACAGGAGTGAGTGTTAATTAAGTCAGAGATCTTTTATCATCTCATTGATTGCAATTCCATCAATCTTTGCATCATTCCACTTCACTCCATCAGGTGTTTCTGTCGATCCACAATCATACAGAAGACTGACGAGTTCCTGATAGTTTCTGCACTGCTTTGCAGCATTATACAAACCCTCGTCATTACCAATCCACAGAGCAACATTCCAGGTCTCATAGTTCTCCCAACCGTTATACTCAGTGGAGAGGATGTTGCGTTGATAAGTGACTGTCATTGTGTGTGTTGTGAGTGTTACTTAAGACTGATAATCAGAAGGAAAGGAGTGCCGAATCCATCTCTGCTTCGTTGATAACACACAGGTGAAACTGTGTGTTCAAAGTGTACATCAGGCAAAGATGAAACCGTTGACAAACTCTTCCTCATTGAAGACTTTACCAGTGATGGAAGATTGACCGACCAACTTATGAACAAACCACTTAAAGTTGCGTTGGAAAACACCTTCGCCAGCAATACAAAACTCATCACAAAGTGCATTCAGGCGAGACTTTGTTGTGTTGGACTGCCAACCACCATCGAAGATTGTCATGTCGTTGTCACTAACCTCGGCAATCTTGTTACCGTGGAGACGTACAACAGAGACGCCAGTTTCAGGGTCAAAGTGAACAGAAGTGTTAGCAGATTTCCAGTCAATGTTACCTTTGATTGCGGCAATCATCTGCTGTTCGATCTTACGCATGATGAGAAAAAAGAGTGGGAAAAGTGTTAAGAAAAAACCGTTAATCAACCAGAGATTTGTTGATAAAAAGTGTTGAAGGCATTGTAATCAGTGTAATAGAATGCCTGCTCTTTTTTGTCCCAAAGTTGGTAAGCAGCACACCCAATCTTAAAGTCGTAAACAACAAACTCATTGTTGTGGTTATCAACAACAACGGTGCCCAGTTGTTCTTTAACGAGAGTGTAATCAACCATTGAAAGTGAAGTGAAAGGTCTGAGAGCAGTGGTGCCTCACACTACTGAGACACTTTAGAAGCTTCGGTTACTATTAGTTGTGACCAGAACTATGATAAAACTTGTTGCAATCTTGCATTTGAGCTTTACCTGATCTGCGACGAGATGCTCTCATTTTAACACCTAAAACAGACTTTCGTTGATACTTAGTCGTCGAAGGTAAAACTGTTACTTTAACTTGCAAT